CGTCAAAATGCAATCAGCGTTCCCGCAATAGCTCAATGTCGAAACCTTATCTGTGGAACTATCGCGGGAATACCTCTTGAGATGTATTCTCTTAAAACTGGCGAAGAATTAGATACAACTCCAGTCTGGCTTCGTCAACCAGATTCACGTGCGCCTCGCGCAGTAACAATTTCTTGGACTGTCGATTCGCTTATTATGTTCGGCGTTGCTTATTGGCGCGTTACCGAAGTCTATGCCGACGATAATCGTCCGGCTCGCTTTGAGTGGATTCAGAATGACCGCGTAACTGTCAAGTTAAACAAGTATTCATCAGAAGTCGATTACTACATGGTTCAGGGCGAGCGTGTTCCTGAGTCCGGCGTTGGTTCTCTTATTACTTTCCAAGCATTAGATCAAGGCATTCTTCTCCGTGGTGCTCGTACCATCAAGGCAGCCGCAGACCTCGAAGTCGCAGCAGCAATTGCAGCCCAAACTCCCCAGCCGTCGGGTTACATTAAAAATTCGGGTTCGGATTTGCCAGATGATGTAATCCAAGGACTTCTTGCTACTTGGAAACAAGCACGTCTGTCCAAGGCAACTGCTTACCTCACCAATCAACTTGATTACACTCCTACACAATTCAGCCCAGCTGAAATGATGTATAACGATGCTATTCAGAATATGGCTGCTCAAATCAGCCGTTTGATGAACGTTCCGGCTCATATGCTCAACGCCGAAATGATGAAGTCAAATACCTATCAGAATATCCTCGATGCTCGTAAAGAATTCATGGCTTACACCCTTCAGCCATATCTCACCGCAATCGAAGACCGCCTTTCCCTTGATGATATTTGCTCACGCGATACAGTCGTCCGTTTTGCCGTAGATGAAACATTCTTACGCGCTAACCCACTAGATCGTCTAGCAGTTACAGAGAAGTTGTTAACTCTCGGACTTATCGACGTCAACCAAGCCAAGGCGATGGAAGACCTAACCCCAGATGGAGATATAGATGAAGACACTAACTTTTAGTGCCGCAATCGAGGCCAGCGATACCGGCCGTCGAGTCATCAGCGGAAAGATAGTGCCGTTTAACGGCGAAGTGGGAAACACCAATGTTGGCCCAGTTATCTTCGAAGCTGGCGCAATCCAGATTCCTTCAGTCGCCAAAATTAAGTTATTGGCTCAGCACGAAAAAAATAATCCAATCGGTCGTATGCAGAACTTCCAAGAAACTGCCGATGGAATCTACGCATCTTTTAAAGTATCAGCATCCACTAAAGGAACTGATTTCCTCATCATGGCATCCGAAGGACTTATAGATGGTCTTTCCGTTGGTGTCGAAGTAATCGCCAGCAAGGAACGTAAGGACGGAACTCTTATCGTTACTGCTGCCAAACTCCAAGAGGTATCTCTTGTCGAGTCCCCTGCTTTTGATAATGCTCGCGTCTTGGACGTTGCTGCACAAGCGATGGATCCAGAAGAGGTCGCAGAGGAAACTCTCGAAACCGCTGAAGACGTACTTATCGAACAAATTTCTACTGCCGTCGATGGCCTCAAGAAAATCCAAGAGGCTGAGAAAGCATTAGAAGAATCCGAAACCCAAACAGAAAGTGAGGCAAGTGTGGAAAACACTCCAGCCGCAACAACAGAGGCAGCAGCAGCTCCAGTAGCGGCAGAAGCCTCACGCCCAACAATCAAGGCATCAACACCTTACATCTCATCAAACGTTCGCCACGGAATTACTTCCATGGGCCGCTACGTTGAGAACAAGATTAAGGCTTCACAAGGCGACGTAGATGCACGTGAGTGGATCGCAGCTTCAGAAGACCCACAGGTTGTCCAAGCAGCAGCCGACTCAATCGGTACAACTAACCCTGCGTTCAACCCTATCCAATACATGAAGGAACTTTATGTGAACAACCGCTTCGGAGCTCCTGCTCGCGATGCAGTTTCACGCGGCGTTCTTCCAACTTCAGGTATGACCTTCCAGATTCCATCTTTGGTTACTTCAGCAGGTGGCGGTTCTGGCGTTGCTCCAACAGTTGCACAAACAAACGAAGCAGCATCACCTTCAGATACAGGTATGCAAACACAGTACCTCACAGGAACAGTCAAGAAGTATGCTGGTCAACAGACCATCACTCTAGAACTCCTTGAGCGTTCTAACCCAGTATTTTACGATGAGCTTGCAAAGCAAATGGAACTTGCTTACCTCAAGTCAATCGACTCAGCAATCCTTTCAGGTCTAGTATCTGGCGGAACAGTCGGAACAAAGAACTACGCAGCATCTTCAGCAGGAATCATTGACTTCGTGTCAACTGAATCTGCTTTGGCATACGCTGGCACTTCTTCATTCGCTAAGAACTACCTTGCTGGTATCTCACAATGGACACTCTTGATGGGTGCAACTGACTCAACAGGTCGTCCAATCTACAACGCTACAAACCCATGGAACGCAGCTGGTGAATCAAACCCTGGCTCAATCAAGGGTAACGTTCTCGGCCTAGATCTCTATGTCGATTACCAAGCAGTCGCAACCACAATCGACGACTCAGCGTTCATCATCGTTCCAGAAGCAGTTACTTGGTACGAGAGCCCAACTTCATACTTCTCAGTCAACAACGTTGGCAACATGGAAGTCCAGACAGCCATCTACGGCTACGGCTCACTTATCGTTAAGAACGCGACTGGTATCCGTCGCTTTAACGTAGCTTAATCTGAAATAAGACGGAGGTCCCCGCTCAGTAGCCCTTGGCGGGGGTTCTCCCCAAGAAAGGACTGAAATGACAGCGTATGTAACAGTTGCCGAACTCCGAAGCAATCTCGGTATTGGCACACTCTACGACGACACGACAGTCCAAGAAGTTTGCTCTACTGCCACAGATTTGATTAACAAGCAATTATGGTTTAACAAATTTCCGGTAACTGGAGCGGGTATTTATGCCAACAATGCTTATCTTGCCATATCCAGTTCTGGCTCGTTTGTCTCCGGACAATCTATTACGGTTGCTGGGTGTGGAACTGCCTATAATGGTACGTACACCATCACAGCTACATATCCTTGGTCGACAGGATCAGGAGCTTTTCCTTACTTCACCTTTTATCCTTTTAATGGACTTAACTTTCCAAAGGGTTATAGTCTTGTGCAATACGCCAAGACCCACGCTGATGATCCTTACCATCTCATCGCCCCGTATGGATCAGTAACCGGCGAAGCCTTTGGCGATTCAGCTGATTACGGCGCAGTACCAGCCATCCGCGAAGCAGCCATGATGCTCGCAGTAGATATTTGGCAAGCACGCCAGACCAATAATGCTGGCGGCATCTCACCAGACTTTTCACCATCTCCGTATCGTATGGGAGCCTCGCTTCTCACCCGCGTTTCAGGATTACTTGCGCCTTACAAGAACCCTCGAGGAATGCTCGGATGACAGTCGCCGTAACGACTCTACGAAGCACAGTAGCGGGAGTTCTTAGTAACCCAGGAGTGTGGCAGGTCTTTGACCATATTCCTGCCACGCTTCTGCCTAACTCAGTTTATGTATCTTGGGACGACCCTATGTTGGAGCCATCAAATAATGACTTTAACACAGTAGGCCCCTCAGCAAATTTCAAGATAACGATGGTGGTTCCACTATTTGACAATCTTGGAAACCTTAACGGCATCGAGGATATGCTCGTCGGTGTCTTTAACAAGTTCGCCAACGACAATACTTTACATATTAAAATTGGCAACGTATCCACCCCATCCGTACTCAACGCGGGAGCAGCAGAAATGCTGGTGTCAGAAATGACAATTTCCCTCATTACCAGTTGGAGCTAAATATGAGCGACCTTTCTCCAGAAGACCTCGCCTTTCTCAAGAAGGTCGGTCAGATCGTAGAAACCCCAAAGTCAACACCTAAGAAAGACGAGGAATAAAAAATGGCAGTATTTCTAAACAATCAAGTCGGGGTTAAAATCAACACAGTTGATCTCTCTGACCACGTAAAGAGCATTACCCTCAACCGCCAATTTGATGAGCTAGAAGTAACCGCTATGGGCGACTTCTCACACCGCTTTGTCAAGGGTCTTGAGTCTTCTACTCTTACTCTTTCATTCTTGAACGATGATGCAGCAGCATCAGTTCTCGCTACCCTTCAGGCAGCATGGGGAACTTCAGTTGCGTTCTCACTTCTTCAAACAAAGGGAACAGCGGTATCCGCAACAAACCCACTCTATACAGGTACAATTCTCGTTAACAAGACAACCGACATTAACGGCGCGACAGGCGATATCTCAACTCAGGACATCACCTTCACCATTAACTCAGTTGTTACAGTAGCAACAACAGGCAGCTTCTAAGGAGAAAAAATGGCTTCGCTAAAGATTACAAGGGCTACTGGAGAAGAGTCGGTTTTCCCGATTACTCCAGTAATCGAGTGGGCATTCGAGTTATACGCTAAGAAAGGGTTTGCAAAAGCCCTGATGGAAGATCAAAAGCAATCAGATATTTATTGGCTTGCTTGGGAGTGCATCCGTCGTTCTGGCGAAACAGTTAAGACGTTCGGGGCGGAATTTCTAGAAACACTCAAGTCAGTTGAGGTTATAGACGACGCCCCAAACGCATAGAGCGAGATTCCGTAACTTACCTAATATCCGCATTAGCCGTAAGAACAGGAATTTCGCCTAGAGAACTATTAGAGATGGATCCA